AGAGCCCTCTCTCCCCGGGGCCGGCCTGGTGGCCGGCCATCTGGCCGGCTCGCGAATCGTTGCGGGATCGTTGTCGTGTCGGTGCTTGACAGGTTTGCACCCGCCTCGGGGGTCCGATATGATCTTGAGAGTGCGTGGAGTCTGTCCGCACTTCGCCTCTCCCCCCAGCTCGCTCCTTCGGCTCGCAACTTCTGGCTCTCAGGAACCAGAAGTTGCGAGCCGCGCGCGCCCGGGGCTCACACGGTTTCCGATCCGGGGACCGGAAACCGTGGGTTCCCGCCCGGCACCTGGTGCTGGCCTCCGCGGGTCTGATCAGCGCAGCCGCCCTCAGCCGCCGCTACCGGGTCGCCTCCGCTGCGGCCCTCGGCCGGCGGCCGGCCACCACCCGGGGCTTGATCCTGACCACCTGCGGGACGGTGAGTGCGGCGTACGCCGCGCCGCTCGCGGCGTACAGCGCGCTCACGTGACCTCCGCCTCTGCGTGAGAATCGCCATCCGTCGCCAATGTGCAGCTTGATCGCCCCGGCTGCGTGGGCGTCGATCAGCGGGTCGCCGGGGTGGATCAGCAGTCGGTCGGTGACCAGCTGGGCGAGTCCTTGGCAGGCTTCGCAGACCGCGCCGCCCTTGAGCTCTAGGGAGCCCTTCCGGGCGCGGAGCATCGGGGCGAGCGAGGCGGCCGGGCCGGAGGGGAACCACGCGGTGGCGCGCGGGTTCATCCGGTCGAGCAGGTCCGGCAGCTCGACCCTCGCCGCGTCGGTGGACTTCCAGGTGGCGACCGGCTCGATGCGGACGCTGCGTCCGTCGGGTTGGACCGCGGCGGCGATCAGGGCGACGTGGGCACCGTCGGGGGCTACGTCGATGCCGGCGGCTACCTGGTCGCGGTAGCTCTCCAGGGTGCCGGCCGGGTCGGCGAGGTCCCGCCAGGCGATCATGTCGATCGCGTCGTCGCCGCTGGATTCGATCTTCTGGCAGAGGACCTCGTTCCGGTAGGTGCCGGGCGGGTCGGTGGCCTGGGCGGTGCGGATGGCCTGGGCGGAGATGGTGTGGCCGAGTCCGGGGTTCGCCTGGGCGATGGCGGCCCAGTCGTCGAGGTCGCACCCGTCGGGGGCGGACCATTCGGCGAGCATGATCGACGGGTCGCGGCCGGAGAGGGCCGCCTCGCGCAGGTGGTTGAGTACCACCGACTGGTCGTCGCCGCCGCTGCTGAACGCCCATATCTGCCCGTTGGCGCGGGCCATGGTGGTCTTCGAAAGCGCCGCCCACGCCAGCCAGTCCCGTTGCTCCCGCAACTCGTCAAGGTTGAGCTGGTCGACTGCCAGCCCGCGGCCGGCTGAGCGGGTGGCGGCGGTGATCCGGTAGCGGCCGCCGCCGGTGGTGGTGAGGCACTGTTCACCGTTGGCGTAGCGGACCCCGTTCGGGGGTATCTCGGCGGCGAGGTCGGGGACGCTCTTGGCTGTGTCGACGCTGGCCTGCCACACTTCCCGGGCGATGTCGAGCGACTGGGCAGCGCCGAGGACCAGCCGGGCGCCGTCCATGAACAGCCGCCACAGGGAGACGACCCGCAGTACGTAGGATTTCCCACTCTGTCTAGCGACAAGCACCAATACGACGCGGAAGCGGTAGGTGCCGTCCGCGTTCAACTCCAAGGCGTGGATGGCCAGCCAGCGTTGCCAGGGGAGCAGCGGCTCGCCGAGGACCTGCTCGGCGAAGTCGGCGACCTCGTACCCGCGGCTGGTGGCGCGGGTGAGCCGCCGCGCCGGGGGTGTCCAGAGGCGCGGCTCAGCCCGTCCGAGCAGCCCGGAGCCTGGCGAGGGCACCCTGGCCAGCGGACTCACCTCCCTTCACGGCGGCGGTCCGGGCCTTCGGGGTGGCGCCGAGGGACTCCAGCACGGCCAGCAGTTTGGGGCCGAGGTCGATCAGGGCCTGCTTGTGGCCTCCGCATTCGGGGCAGCTGGGCTGGTCGATCGCGTCGGCGTACCGCTCAGCCAGGGTGGCGGCGGCGCTATCGGCCGCCAGCAGCGGCAGTTGCTCGATGGTGTGCCGGACCTGCGGGAGCACCAGCTTGTCAGCATCGCGTACCGGACTCATCCGAAATCCCTAGGTTGAGCGCTCAATAATTGAGAGTTCAAGCGTACGATGACAGCGTGGCCTCAGGGTGGCGCAGATTGTTCGGATTCGACCAGACCGGACCCGCCACGCCCCGAGCCACCATGGTCAGCCCCCGCCCGGCCGCCCGGTTCACCGTCGAGGTCCCCCCGGAGATGCTGGAGGCAATGGCCGCCGGCGGGGCGATCGAGCCGCGGATCTCCCGCGCTGAGGCGCTTCAGTGTATGGCGGTGCTGCGGGGCCGCAACCTGGTCTGCACGCCGGCGACGTTGCCGCTGCGGAAGATCGGCCCGGACCGGCGGGCGGCCGAGTGGCCGCTGTTTGAGCAGCCGGACCCGGACATCCCGACCAGTGTGATATTCAGCCAGGTGTACGAGGACTTGTTGTTCGAGGGGATCGCCTGGTGGCGGGTGACTGCGTTCGGGTGGCACGGGTTCCCGGTCCAGGCCCGGCATGTGCCGGTGCAGGCGGTGCACGTGGCCCCAACTGGCGGGCTCCAGTCGCAGTCGCAGATCAGCCCGGATCAGCTGTTCCCGGTCGACGGCCAGGTGTTCATCGACGGGGTATCGGTCCCGGACCGGGAGATCATCCGGTTTGACTCGCCGAACCCGCCGCTGCTGCTGCACGCGGCGAGGGCGATCCGCACCTGTCTGAAGTTGGACCGGGCGGCGGCGCTGTACGCCACCGACCCGCTGCCGCTGGGCTACTTCTCGCCGGCGGAGGGCGCCGATTCGCTGTCGGCCGAGCCGCGTTCGGCCGGCGACGGGACCGACCGGTCCGAGGTCGACGTGGCGCTGGACGCGTGGGAGGCCGCCCGGTCCCGGCGGGCGTGGGGCTACGTCGGTGGGCTGGAGGCCAAGACGCTGAGCTGGAACCCCGAGCAGCTGCAGCTGGCCGATCAGCGGCAGCATGCGGTGCTGGAGATCGCCCGGGCGATCGGGGTGGACCCGGAGGACCTGGGGGTGTCGACCACCTCCCGGACCTACCAGAACGGTGAGGAGCGGCGCCAGGACAAGATCACCGACACGTACGGGCCGTACGTGTCCGCGGTTCAGGATCGGCTGAGCATGCGGGACGTGACCCCCCGCGGCTACAAGGCCCGGGTGGACTTCGGCGGGTTCCTCCGCGGGGACACCCTGACCCGGATGACGACGTACAAGACCGGGCTTGAGGTGGGTGCGTACACCGATGACGAGATCCGGGAGCTGGAGAATCGGCCGGCGCTGACTCCGGCGCAGCGCGCCCGGGTGGACCAGCGTGGCGACCGGCAGGCCCAGCCACCGGCCCGCCCGAATGGCAGGGAGCCAACGATGAGCGGTAGCAACGGCCACAAGCTTGGCCAGCCGGCGGGGTTGGCGTTCGAGGCGGACGGGGACGGGGTGACCCGGATCCGGTTTGACACCGCGGAGGTCGCGGAGACCTTCCGGGTGAACGTGGAGAAGCGCACGATCTCAGGTCTGGCGGTTCCGTGGGGCAAGGTTGCCCGTTCAGGGTTCGCCAAGTGGCGGTTCGCCGAAGGATCGCTTCGCTGGTCGACTGAGGCCAGGGTGAAGCTCAACCTGCATCACGACTTCCGCGAGGTCGTCGGTCACGCGATGCGACTCCAGTCGACCAGCCGCGGGCTGGATACGACCTTCAAGGTCGGCGAGGGACCGGAGGAGGACCGGGCGCTGAGAAAGGCCCGGGATGGTAGCTGGGATGGCTTCAGCATCGAGGTCGACTTCGACGACGAGATGGGCGACCAGTGGCAGCCCGACCCGTCCGACGAGTCGGTTCGACTGGTGCGGCAGGCCACGCTGCGGGGTGTCGCCCTAACGGGGATGCCCGCGTTCGATGACGCGCGGGTCACCGCGGTCAAAGCAACCCGAGATGGAGGGAAGGGCGCCATGCCCGAGAAGACCGAGCCGGCGGCGCCCGCCGCCCAGTTCGACATGGACGGCTACGTGACCAAGCTCGGCGAGAGCATGGCCGAGGGTCACAAGAAGCTGACCGCGGACCTGGCCAAGTCGCTGGGTGACTCGTTCAGCGCAGGGATCAAGGCGGCGCTGGAAAACATCCACGACCCGCAGACCGACGGGCCGCAGCCGGTGCGGGCGGCCCGGTTCGTGGTGACCCGTGAGGCGCCGATCTACACGTTCAACGGCGGCGGAAGCTGCCTGGTGCGCGACGCGTGGGCGGCCCACTTCCACCGGGACGATGAGGCGTACGGCCGGATCCGGAAGTTCCACCAGCAGACCGAAGAGATGAGCAAGATTGCTCACTCCCGGCTGGCGTTCGCCACCAACCAGCTGCTGTCGTTCGGGCCGACCACCACCACATCGGCGGCCGAGGTGATCCCGCCGGGGTACCGGCCGGACCTGTTCGTGCCGCAGTTGGCGCAGGGCCGCCCGTTCGTGAATGCGCTGTCCCGGGGCGTGATCCAGAATTCGACTCCGTTCGTGGTGCCGATCTTCGGCTCTGCGACCGGGGCGACTGCGGACCACGTGGAGGGGACTCCTCCGTCCGACGGGACGCTGGCGTTCGCGACCAAGACGGTCACCCCGACGGCGATCTCGGGGCTGCTGAAGCTGACCCGGGAGATCGTGGACAGCTCCAACCCGGTGATCGACCAGATCGCGCTCAACGCGATGCGGGAGAGCTACGCGCGGCAGAGCGAGAGCAAGGTGTACACGCTGCTCAACGGCAGCTCGGGGCAGGGTGGCACGATCACCGCCGGGTTCGTCCCGTCCGGTGCCCAGGTGCGCACCACCACCGGCGGGTCGGCGGCTGCCGGTACCTTCGGCGGGCTGGAGCTGCTGCGTGGGGTGCGGGCGGCGCTGGCGGTCTACAGCTTCCGCCGGTTCGGGGCCCCGGACCGGGCGCTGCTCAGCCAGGAGGCAACCTCCGCGTTCGCGACGGCCGAGGACGCGCAGGACCGGCCGCTGCTGCCGTCGGTGGGCGCCCAGAACGCCGCCGGGGTGGGCAACGCGGTGCAGGTGGGTTGGTTCGTGGACGGGCTGGCGCATGTGCCCGCGTGGGCGATCACCGGCAACGCCGCGGGTGACGCCGACGTGTTCACCCTGAACAGCATGGACGCGTGGGCGTGGGAGTCGCCGACCCTGGTCTTCCGGTACGAGGAGAGGTCCGGCCCGACGTTCATCGACCTGGCGCTGTTCGGCTACTTCGCGACCCACCTGCTTCGGCCGGTGGGGCTGTCGGCGATCCGGCACACGGTGGGCGCGTAGCCGTGGCTGTCACACGCGCCGGTGGGCACGTGCTGCGGGATTCTGGGTGGGAGATCGAGGGCCCTCCACCCGGACCCCCGGTCGCGCCCGCCGCTGAGGCCCCGGAGACGGCCCAGGAAGTCCCCGGCGACGGTGCTCCCGAGCCGGACCTGGTGTTCGTACCCGGGGAGCGGATCGTCTGCCCGCACTGTCAGCGGCCGGACGTGCTGGTCAACCGGGACGGGACGCTGCGCAAGCACAGCTGCCTGATCGACGCGGCCCCGCCGGATGTCACCTTCGAGGAGGAGGAGTAGTCGATGGCGACTCTCACCGTTCAGAATGCGGCGGCCGGCGCCAGCCTGTCCTTCGCCGCCGCGACCGGCGGCGGGGACGCCGTGCCGCAGGGGGTGGGGCACGGCGGCTGGCACCTGCCGGTGGTGCTGGTGGTGCGTAACGCCCACACCTCCGCGCAGACCGTCACCGTGGAGGGGTTGTCGGCCGTGTCGGTGCCGGCGAACACCGGCCTGGTGGTCATCCCGGTGGTCGGTGGCGCGTACGGCACCCTGCACCCGGTCACCTACTCCGGGGTCACCGCGTTGACGGTGGCCGCGGCCCGGCTGACCGACCCGCTGGAGTAGTGCGCCATGCCCTGGCCGCCTACGCTCGCCGACCTGAAGGAGGACATGCTCTCCCGTGGGGAGGACACGTCCGCGCTGGACGGCCAGGACACCCAGTTGCAGCGGTACCTGGACGCGGCGGTCTCCTTCGTGCAGCGGGTGCGGCCGCGGTTCAACTACGACGGGTTCGCCACCGACCGGCCGGCGCCGACCCCGGATCTGATCCTGGGTACGGTGCGGCTCGCCAGCCGGTGGAACACCCGCAAGCGGTCCCCGGCCGCGCTGATCGACATGGGCGAGCTCGGCGCCAGCCGGGTGCCCTCCTTCGACCCGGACATTGACCGGCTGCTGCGGATCGGCCGGCACGCGCTGCCGGCGGTGGGCTGATGGCCGGCGAGGTGAAGGCGGCGGCCGTGGCGCTGGAGGCGGCCGTAGCGACCGTGGACGGGCTGCGCGTGTTCCGGGACCCGGGGGCGGCCGTGGACGGCCCCACGGCGATCCTGGGCGCGCCGGCGCTCACCTGGGAGGTGGTCTGCCGCGAGCCCACCTCGGCCCGCTGGACGGTGTTCGTGGTGGTCCCGAACAACGAGCGGGCGGTGGAGATGCTGTGGGATCTGGTGCCGGCGGTGGTCGGCGCGGTGGAGGAGCACACCGCCGGGGTGGTGACCCGGGCCGACCCCGGCAGCTTCCCGCCCGGCGATGAGGGCGTGCTGCCCGCCTACCTGGTGCAGGTCGACATACCGCTTTCGGAGGAGGAGTAGCCAGTGTCACTACATCAGCGACGGCTCAAGTTGATCACCTTCACGCTGGGTGTGATCAGCTTCGAGTGTCAGGTCAAGCGGTGGCTGCTCGATCCGGGGATCAGCGACGGGGAGCGGCTGTTTTCGTTCTGTCCCGACGGGGAGGATGTCGAGGCGACCGACCCGGAAGGAACCCTGGAGCTGGAGCTCTACTCCGACTGGCGCTCGGACGGTATCAGCGACTTCCTGTGGAACCACTCCGGTGAGACGGCGGCCTTCCAGCTCGACCACCTGCCCGACATCCCGGCCGAACACGTCCGGTGGACCGGCAGCGTGAAGCTGAAGGCGCCGCCGGCCGGCGGGGACATCCGCACCACCGAGATGACCTCGATCACGCTGCAGGTGATCGGGGACGTTGTCAGCGGCTACACGAGGGTAGGGAGCTGAGCCATGACCCTGGCAACCAAGCTGACCGTGCAGGTGCAGGCGGTTCACGAGCAGGTGTTGGACCTGGTGCGTGCGGCCGCGCCGCTGTCCTACATGCGGCAGACCAGCCTGGCCGACGGCACCGGCACTGGGCAGGCCGACCGGATCTGGCACGACACCCGCACCCTGGCCGCATCCGCGACCGAGGACCTGGACCTGGCCGGGGTGCTGGTCGACGCGTTCGGCGCGACCGTCACGTTCGCCCGGGTGAAGGGGCTGGTGGTGGCCACCCTGGCAGCGAACACGAACAACGTGGTGGTGGGCAACGCGACCAGCAACGCATGGGCGGCGCTGCTCGGCGCCACCGGCACGCTGACCGTCCGGCCGGGTGCGGTGGTGGCCTGCTTCGCCGGCCCCGCCGACGCGGTCGGATACGCGGTGACCGCCGGCACCGGCGACCTGCTCAAGGTCGCCAACGGCGCGGGCGGAACCGCGGTTACCTACGACATCATCGTGATCGGGGCCTCGGTATGAGCATGTTCGCCATCCACCTGCGGGTCACCCCCGACGACGGGGACGCGTATGTGGTGGTGGCCGACTCCCGCGATGTGTACCTGTGGGAGAAGACCACCCCGAACAAGTCGACCACCATCTTGCAGGCGCTGGAGGAGATCCGCTTCCTGGAGATCTACCGGCTCGGGTGGATCTGCTGCCGCCGGCTGGGCATGTTCGCCGGCACCTTGGAGCAGTTCACCGAGACCATGCAGATCGAGCCGGGTGAGGAGGAGCAGGAAGACGACCAGGAGCAGCCGGACCCTACCCGAGGGGGAGCCTCGCCTACGTCTGTGTCCAGCTCGCCGTCGCCACCGGCGTCCCCCCGCAAGTCTGGGCCGAAGAAGGCTGGCGCGCGATAGCCACCGCGGTCGAGGTGCTGGAGGAGGCCGCCGGCAAGGGCGAGCCGGACTCGCAGGGGCAGCAGATGTCCGGATAGGAGGTGCGCATGGCCCGGTCAAGAGCACTGGTCGTGACCGTGCGCATCGAGGGGGTCAGGGAGACCCTGGCCGCGTACCGCCGGCTTCCGAAGGAGGCTTCCAAGGCGCTGCGGAACCGGTCGACTGAGCTGACCGAGACGCTGGCCGGCCGGGCGCGCGCGGCGGCCATGTCCGACCAGGCCCCCCAGTCGCCGCTGCTGGCCAAGACGGTCCGGGCGCGGCGGGACCGGGTGCCCTCGATCGTCGCCGGCGGGTTCGCCAAGGTGGGCCGCCGGAAAGTCCCGGCGTGGAAGGTGCTGTTCGGCTCCGAGTTCGGCTCCGACGCCTACAAGCAGTTCGGCCGGCGGCACTCCGGCCGCAAGGGACACTGGTTCTTCCCGACCGCCGAGCGGAACGCGGACGACGTGATCGCGGCGTGGCGGCGGGCCGCCGATGACATCGCCCGGTCGTTCAGCGCGGGGGCACGTTGATGGCCGTCGGGGTGCGCACCATCCGGACCCGCTTCGACGGGGACACCCGCGGAATAGACGCCGCCAGCAAGCGGGCCGGCGGCTCGGTGGGCCGATTCTCCAAGGCCCTGTCCGGGCTGAAGACCGCCGCGCTGGCCGGCGCCGCGGCGGTGGCGGCGGTCGGGGTGGCGGCGGTGGCATTCGGCCCGAAGCTGCTCGACCAGGCCGCCGGGTGGGAGCTGGCCGCCAACAAGGCGAAGATTGTCTTTGAGGACCAACTCGGCGTGGCGGAGAAGTGGGCCAAGGACAACGGCGCCGCGATGGGGCTGACCACCCGCGAGGCGGTCGGGCTGGCCGCCTCCTTCGCCGACCTGCTGAAGCCGATGGGATTCGGCGCCAAGGAAGCCACCAAGATGGCCACGAACGTGGTCGGGCTGTCGGGTGCGCTGTCCGAGTGGACATCCGGGAAGCTCAGCTCGGCCGAGGTCTCCGACATCCTCGCCAAGGCGATGCTTGGCGAGCGCGAGGGCCTGAAGCAGCTGGGCATCTCCATCATGGAGTCCGACGTGCAGGCGCGGCTGGCCAAGAAAGGCCAGCAGGGGCTCACCGGGGCCGCGTTGGAACAGGCCAAGGCGATCGCCACCCAGGAGTTGATCTTCGAGAAGTCGGCCGACGCACAGAAGGCGTACGCCGAGGGCGGCGACACCCTGTCCCGCACGCTGGCCACCGGAAAGGCGAAGCTGCGCGACTGGGCGCAGACGCTGATCGTCAAGGCCACCCCGGCTATCAAGAAGGCCGCGGAGTGGGTAGAGCTGCACCTGGCGCCGGCGGTCCGCCGGTTCGCCGGCTGGGTTCGCGATGAGGTGGTTCCGGCGCTGCAGACCTTCGCCGGCTGGGTTCGCGATGAGGTGCTTCCTCGGCTGGAGGACCTGTGGGGCTACCTGGAAGAGAACGTGATCCCGGTTCTCAAGACGCTGGTCGAGGGCGCTATCAAGGTGGCCAAGAAAGCGTGGGATGACATCACGGAGGCGGTGCGCGATCACAAGGATGAGCTGATCTTTGTCGGCAAGGGGCTGAAGGATGTCGCCGACTTCATCGTCAAGTATGTGCTGCCGGTGCTGGGGCCGCTGTTCGTGGGGGCGGTCGGGACCACCGTGCTGGTGATCCGCGGGCTGATCTTCACCACGGCCATGCTGGTCAGGGGTTGGCAGTTCCTGGCGACGGCCACGAAGGTGGTCGCCTCGGGGATCGGTGACGCGTGGACCGGGGTGCGGAACCTGGTGGTCGGCACGTTCAATGGGCTGATCAGGTTCTTCGGTGGGCTGGGGGCGAAGTTCCGCTCGGCCGCATCCGGAATGTGGGACGGTATAAGGGATGCGTTCAGGTCCGCGATCAACTGGGTGATCGACAAGTGGAACAGCCTGTCGTTCACGCTGCCGCCGGTGAAGTTCCTGGGGCAGACCTTCGGCGGGTTCACCCTGTCGACCCCGCACGTCAACCGGTTCCACACCGGCGGGGTGGTGCCCGGGCCGCTGGGCCGGGAGGTACCGATCCTCGCCCGGGCAGGCGAGCGGGTGTTGACCCGAGAGCAGCAGCAGACGGAGCTGGGCGACACGCATGTGACGGTGGTCATCGACGGCCGGGCGGTTGACGAGTCGCTGGTGCGGGTGGTCAGCCGCAGGGACCGGCGGCTCGGTGGCCGGCTGGCCACGGGGGTGGGGCTGGCATGACCGTCACTGCGAGTTTCCACGAGGACACCTGGCGGGTGCAGCTGCTGCTGGCCGACTTCGCCAACGGGGCCGTACTGGTGGAGCGGTCCGACGTGGCCGGCTTCCCCGCCGGGCGGACGTTCCCGGTCCGCGGCGGGCTGGCCCTGCCGATCGAGGCCGGCGCGGCGGTCATCTCGGACCACGAATACCGGGACCGGGTGCTCCGCCACTACCGGGTCACGCAAGCGAGCACGGAGGACAACATCATGCTGATCACGGTAACTGGGCAGTGGAGCAAGCCGGCCGGGTTGGTCGCGGTCAAGGCGGTCCTGGTACAACCGGGATCCGGCGGCGGGGGCGTGGCCGCAACCGCAGCCGGTGAGAACGCGGAAGCGGGCGGGGGCGCCTACGGCAGCATCGTGGTTGCCTGGATTCCCGCCGCGGACCTGGACGATGAGGAGACGGTGACCATTGGCGCGGTTGGTGCCGCCGGGACGGCCGGGGCGAACGCCGGCGGCGCCGGTGGGGCGGTCAGCTTCACCCGCACGGTCGGCACCGACCTGTCGGTGTCCGGCGGCTCCGGCGGCTCGGGTTCGCCGGCCACCTCCGGCAACGCCCAGAACACGGGCGGCTCCTCCGGACTGACAACCACGGGCGCGGACCTGATCATCCCGGGGGAGATCGGTCACTACGGGCTGATCCGCGGCGGCCTGGCGGGTTTCGGCGGACGGGGCGCGGGTGGCATGTTCGGGCCGGGTGCCCGCACCACGCACGCCTTCAGCGCTGCCGGGTCGGCCCCGGCCGGTGGGTTCGGCGGCGGCGGGTCGGGCGCCCGGAACGCCGCATCCCAGGCAGCGCGCGCCGGCGGGGCCGGGGCGCCGGGCTGCGCCATCATCGAGCACTACTTCGCGGACGTGACCTGATGTCGCAGACCGTCAGCATCACACCGGACAACGGGGGCCGGATCATCCTTAAGAGCATCCGGCACCAGTTCCTGAACGCCCCGGTCACGGTGACCGACTGGTCTGACGTGGACCGCGACCAGCGGGAGGTGATGTTCGAACCGCGCGGCCGGTCGGTTCCGATCGCGATCACCGACGTGCCCAGCTCGCCGACCTTCGAGCTGGAGATCGCCACCCCGACCGCGGTCGAGGCCAGGAACATGGATCTGCGGCTTGCCGCCGGCGGCACCTACCTGGTGCAGACCCCGCCGGACTGCCCGGTGCCCGGCGGGTATGTGCGGCTGGGGAACAGCAGCCAGGCCCGGCGTACCCGGTCGGCCCGCTCGCCGCGGCGCTACTTCCGGCTGGCGTGCCGGGTGGTTGCCCCCGACGGCCCCGACGTGATCGGCGGTTCCATGACGTACGCCGCGCTGCTGAACCTGTACGGGGGCTATGACAACGTGCTGGCCGCCAACCCGTCCTATGCGGCGCTGCTGGCGCTGATGGCCAGCCCGGATGACGTGGTGGTGATCTGATGGCCGTCGTATCCATGGTGGTGGGCGCGGCCACCCCGGGCGGCGCCACCTTCGTGGCGCGGGTCGACGGGGGCGGTCCGGTGCGGGTGCAGGTGGCCGACAACCCGGCCATGGCGGCGGCGGTGTTCACCGGCTCGCAGGTGGTCGACGCCCAGGGGGTGGCGAAGGTCGCCATCACCGGTCTGGCCCCGGACACCGCCCACTTCTGGCGGGTCGAGGACAACGGGACGGTGGACACCCTGACGGTCGGCCGGTTCCTCACCGACCCGCCGGCCGGGCTGCCCGGCTCGTTCACCGTCGGTGGCGCCAGCTGCGCCGGTGGGCTCCCGTCGGTCCCGGCCGCCGGGACCCCGCTGGCCGCCGGCCGGATCAGTAACAGCCCGATCTTCGGCACCATCCTCGGCCACGCGCACGCTGCCGGCTGGCGCCGGTTCGCTCACCTCGGGGACCTGCACTACTACGACCTCGGCAGCGACTTCCACGGCATCGTCGGCGGCGGGTCGCTGGCGAACTACCGGGCCGGCTACGACGACATCCTGGCCCAGACCAACCAGGCCTCGCTGTACCGCGAGCTCGCGCTCGACCTGATCTGGGATGACCACGACTACGGCCCGAACGACTCCGACGGGACGCTGGCCACCAAAGCCAACGCGCTGCAGGTGTACGGGGAGCGGGTGCCGCACCCGCCGCTGGGCGGGCTGGACGGCATCTACCATCCGTGGGAGATCAGCCGGGTCCGGTTCGTGTCCCTGGACGTGCGGTTCAACCGTTCCCCCAACGACGACCCGGACGGGCCGTCGAAGACGATGCTCGGCGCGGCCCAGAAAGCCTGGCTTGGGTCCATACTGGCCGACCACGGCGAGGCGAAGCTGCTGGTGTTGCTGTCCGGCTCGCAGTGGGCGGGCACCTCTACCGACTCGTGGGGCGCGTTCGCCACCGAGCGGGCCGAGATTGCGGAGATGATCGGCGACCTGGGCTGGTCCGGCCGCACCGTCATCTGGCACGGCGACCGGCACGCCAACGGCATCGACTCCGGCGCCGGCTCGGTCGGCGGGTTCCCGGTGCTGCAGGCCGCATCGCTGGACTCCACCCCCAGCGGCGCGGTAACCCGGTTCGACGCGATGCCCGACGTGCCCGGCCGGGACCAGTACGGCACCGTCGAGGTGGCCGACCTGGGCTCGGTGCTCAGTATCCGGCTGGCGTGCTGGCGCGGCACCACCCGACAGGGGCTGTGGCAGTTCAGTGTGATCGGTGACCCGCCGCCGCCGGTGGCCACCGGGGCGCTGCTGCGGACCCTGACCGGCTCCCACCGCACCAGCATCCATGCCACCGTGTGCACCAGCTTCCAGACCGGCCAGACGCCGGCCGGCACCCAGATCGAGGTGCTCGGCGGGGAAGTCACCCTGGACGGCAGCGCCGAGATCCGCGGCAGCGTGAACCTGGAGACCCCCGGCGAGGGCATGTGGCCGCGCCGCGGGTCGGACCTGCTCGCCCCGTTCGGAAACGAGATCCACCTCGCCTACCTGGTGGACCTCGGTGGTGCGCCGCCGCTGCGGGTGTCGCTGGGCTATTACCGGATCGACGTGGCGGAACAGGACAACGCACCCGACGGGCCTGTCCGGGTGGTCGGGTACGACCGGATGGCCGGCATCCGGGACGCCCGGATGCTCGCCCCGGTCGAGTTTCAGCCCGACCGGACAGTCGGGTCGGTGGTTCAGGAGCTGGTCTTCGACATCTACCCGGACGCGGTGATCGCATTCGACGACCAGACGCCCCAGCAGCCGCTTGGCCGGCTGTGGGTGGTGGAGGAGGAGCGGCTGGCCGGGCTGCTCGACCTGGCCCGCGCCCACGGGAAGATCGTCTACTGGGATCGGGCCGGGGTGCTCAGGTTCGAGACCGCCCCGGAGGATGCGGCGCCGGTGTGGGAGATCGCCACCGGCCGCGGTGGTGGGCTCGGCTTCGCCGGCCGGCGGCTGTCCCGGGAGGAGGTCTACAACGCGGTGGTGGCCACCGGTGAGGGGCTGGACGACCAGCTGCCCGCCCGGGCGGTGGCGATCGACGCGAACCCGCTGTCCCCCACCCGCTGGGGTGGGCCGTTCGGGAAGGTGCCCCGGTTCTTCGTGAGCCCGCTGATCGGCAACGACGACCAGGCCCGGTCCGCGGCCGAGGCGATGCTGCGCCGCTCGCTCGGGTTCCCGGACGTGGTGGAGCTGGACACGGTGCCCAATCCGGCGCTCGACCCCTTCCAGGTGGTCACCGTCGACACCGGGGACAGCCGGTCGCTGCGGACCGTCGGCGCGGTGACCATCCCGCTGGATCTGGGCCGAATGGCCATCAGCATGCGCGAGCGCGCCCAGGTGGCGATCGGGGGCGGACCATGACCACCCACGCCAGCGACGACCTGACCCCGCACCTGACCCGCCGGCCGGCCGAGGCGGGCCGCGCCGGAAAGGGGGTGCTGCTCACCTGGGACCCGGACACGTTCCGCGGCACCGTGGCCTACAACGGGGCGGTGCTCACCAACCCGCCGCTGAAGATGACCCCGGACGCGCTGTCGTGGACCCCCGGCACGGTGGTGGACATCGTGACCCGCCGCGGGTCGCTGGCCATCGACGGCCGGTGGGTGACCCCCGGCACCGAGGCGGCGGACAAGGCGGTGCGGTTCATGCGCGCCGGCCTGGCCAAGCAGCTGTCCCGGCTGATCTTCGCCGAAGGGATCAAACGCGCCGGGGTCGCCGACGCCGAGCCCACCGTCTCCGGGACGTACGGGGACCTGGCCACGCCGGGGCCTACCGTCCCGGACGTGGAGGTGGGGGAGTCGGGTACGGCCGTGGTGCTGTGGGGCGCCAGCGTCTCATCCGCCCCGAACAAGGGCGTGTCGATGTCGTTCGCGGTCTCTGGGGCGAGCACCGTGGCGGCGCCGGCATCCGAGAACGAGCTGGTGTGGGACATTGACGCGCTGCACGTGGCCACCGCGCTGATGGGCGACACGGTGACCGGGCTCAACCCCGGGCTGCACACCTTCACCGCGAAGTACCGGAGCCTGGAGCCACCGGCTCAGGCGTTCTTCGCCGACCGGTTCATGATCGTGATAGGACTGTGAGGGGGGTGGGCTGAATGCCAGGATTCACACCGACCTACGCCTGGAAGTACCCGAAGCCGGGTGAGGTGCCGGACGTGCCTGCAGACATGCGGGCGCTGGCGGTCGCAATCGACACCGACCTGGCCCGGGTCGAGTCGACGGTGCTGTCCGCGCTGGAGGCGCGGGTAGCTGCGCTGGAGGCGGCGGTCGCGGCCACCCGGTGGCGGCTCATCTCATCCGGCACCCGCGGCGCCGGCAACTTCCTGCTCACCGTGCCGGCCGGATATAGCCGGCTGCGGCTCACCCTCACCGGGGACGTGGACGCCACCTGCCAGATCAACGTTCAGGTCAACGATGACGGCACGGTCGGGAACCATGTCTACGGATGGGTGCCGATCCAGTCGAACGGAGCGCTCGGCACCCCGCTGCACAGCGGCACCACCGGTGGTGCATGGCGGGTCGCCGAGTGGGGAACCGTCGAATCCAACACGTCAGTGGTGGACATCTTCCCCACCGACGGGACGGCGAACCCGGCCTATCAGGCGTACTCCCACCGGGACTCCACCACCGACACCGCCCACACCATGCAGGTGGCCGCCGGCAAGTACACGGGGGACGTGGTCGTGTCCAGCATGGAGGTCATTGCCGACGGGGCAGCGGACTTCGTAGACGTGACCTGGTGGCTGGAGGGGTGGCTGGCATGATCGAGGGGCTGCACGCGGCGATCCTGGCCCTCATCGGGGCGGTAGTCGGGCTGGTCGAGATGATCCGGCGGCGGCTGGCCGCCATCGAAGCATTGCTCCGGGACCGCCAGGACCCGGACGAGGACCAGAGATAAGGAGAATGGGAGATGGCTAACAGCACCACCGCATTGAACCGCGGCTACTCCGGGGTGGCCGGCACGGTCACCCAGCTGAGCATGCACACCGGTGCCGGGGCCGGCACCACCGGCGCCAACGAAGTCACCGGCGGCAGCTACGCCAAGGTGGCCAAGACGTACAGCGCCCCCACCGCCGGCGCTGGGGACATCGCCTCGGCCGCGGTGTTCAACATCCCGGCCGGGGTGACCGTCACCGGCTGGGGAGCGTGGGACGGGGCCACCTTCCTGTACGGGGAGCTGCTGACCGCATCCCAGAACTTCGCCACCGCCGGCACCTACACGCTGAACACCGCCCCCTACTCCACCGCCTAGCACACTCGACACAAGGGAGGGACAGCCGTGGCAGGCTTCGACGCACAAATCAAGAACGGCGAGGATGTCAACCTGATCGCCGGACGGATCGCCTACGACCTGCGGGAGGTCATGCGGAGGGCCAAGGCGTTCCACGACTGGAAGGCCGGCAAGACCCTCAGCGATCCTCCGTACAACATGGGCGACGGTGGTGTGGGGACCAGCGACACCGCCAGGATCGGGAGCTGGGAGGCCGACGTGTTCCTGTTCTGGCAGATCTACACCTCCGCCGCCACGCTGCCCGCGGCCATCAACTTCGAGCGGTTCGCGATCTCCGGGTTCATCTTCGGCGCCAAGTAGGCTGCCGTGGTTCGGGTTCGGGTCCTAGACGGCGAGGTCGCGGACGACATTATCCGCCAGCCCGGCGACCTCGCAGGGATGACCCATGGTGCCATCGCGCACCTGTTCCGGGCCGACGACACCGGCACCGCCCGGATGCTGCTCGGGTTCCACGACGCCGCCGGCAGCTTCCTCGGCGGGCTGTCGCTGGACAGCTCCAACCGGTTGGTGCTGACCTCCGGCGCCGCCACCTCGATCGGCCCCACCGTCACCCCGCTGGAGTGGACCCTCGCCGTGGTCCTGAAGCCCACCGGCACCGCCACCCCCCGGTTCACCACCCTGGAGGTGGACACCGCCAGCTGGGGGCACGCCGACGGGGACACGGCACTCGCCAACTGGACCGCCCCCGGCGAGCTGGGCACCATCCGGTTCAGCCGGGAGGGCACCAGCGAGCACTACGACGGGCGGGTGTGCGCCGCCGGCGGCTGGCTCGAAGTGCCCTGGGCGGCCGACGGGGATATCGAGACCGCTCAGCTTGAGTCCGAGATGGAAGGCTGGTCGGATGCCGCCCCGGACGCCTGGTGGCTGTTCAACCAGATCAGCAATCAGACGATGGTGGAGGACCTGTCGCCCGGGCTGGCCGACGAGATCGGCACCACCTCGGCCGCGCCGCTGATCGACTCCTCCCTGGACTTCCAGGACTTCGAGTCGGGGATCTTCCTGCTCACCACGTACTTCATGCGCAACATTCAGAACGAGGCCGGATCGACCGGCATCGTCTGGGACCTGAACCCCACCCAGGGCACCCTCGCAAGCCTCACCTCCGCCAGCATCTCGTCGACCACGTTCACCGAGGTGTTCCGGTTCCACTTCAACCTGCCCGCCGACACCGTCGTCCTGGACCCGACGTTCAGCACCTCGATCAACATCAGCGCCGTGTCCGCCAGCACGCTGCGCTACCGGTGGCGGGTGCAGCGGTACAACTCCGCCGGCACACTGCTGAACAGCTCCATCTTCAGCAGCGAACAGAACACCACCGGCGTCAAGACCCAGGACTTCGAGTTCGACGAGCCGTGGGTCCCCGGCGACCGGGTCGCCGTGTCCGTCGAGCTGAAGAAGCAGAGCGGCGGCGGCGGCCGAACCATAACCGCGTTGGTCAACACAACCAACTCGTGGCTTGAAGCCGACGTGGGGCCGGTTCCGCCGGAGGAGCACTCCGGCGACGGTACGGCCGAGAGCCTGACCCTGACCACCGGGCAGGGCACCGGCACCCCCGCGATTGGCGGCACCGGCGACGGCGCCGGCGCCACGCTCACCCCGGCCGCCGGCGCGGGCACCCCGGCGATCGCCGGCAGCGGCCAGCCCGCCAGCATGACCCTCACGGCCGGTCCCGGCACCGGGGGCGTCGGTGGAGAGGAGCACTCCGGCAGTGGCGAGCCGGCCGGGCTCACCCTGGCCGCCGCTGCAGGTGCCGGGACGCCTGCAGCGGCCGGCGGCGGAACCGGCACCAGTCTGAGCATGGTGGCCGCCGCCGGGCAGGGCTCGCCTGCCGCGGTCGGCACCGGGCAGGCCGAGAGCGTCACGCTCACCCCGGCCGCCGGCACGGGCACCCCCTCGATCACCGGAAACGGCACCCTGGCCGGGCTCACCCTCACGGCCGGGCTCGGGGGTGGTGAGGTCGGCGGCGGCGGCGCCGAAGAACACTCCGGCAGCGGTGCACCCGCTGGGCTGGCCCTGGCCGCCGGGCAGGGTGCCGGGGTACCGGCCACCGGCGGCACAGGGGCTACCTGCACGCTCCAGCTGGCCGCAGCGCCCGGAACCGGCACCCCCGCGGTCGCCGGTACCGGGGACGGCGCGGTGCTGCTGCTGGCAGCCTGGCCCGGCTCGGACCAGCTCGACACGGCCGGGCCGACCCCCGCGGAGCGGACCTACCGGATCCCGGCCGAGGACCGCACCTACCGGATCCCGCCGGAGGACCGCACCTACCGGATCGTGAGGTAACCATGGCCACCTACATGAAAGACCCGGACGCCGAGCTGGACTTCGCGCTCGACTGGTCCAAATGGCTGCTCGAAGGGGAGACGATCGACAGCTTCCCGGTCACGGTCGAGGCCGGGCTCACCCAGCCGCAGGCCGCCAGCCAGACCGGCGGGGTGGTGACGGTGTGGCTGGCCGGCGGCAACCCGGGCACCACCTACGCAGTCACCGGCCGGGTCGTGACCAGCCAGGGGCGCACCGATGAGCGGAGCATCCGCATCCACGTGCAGCACAGATGAGGAGGCGAGGGGCATGAGACGGATACGGAAGTTGGTCGCGGCGATCCTGGGCGGGCTGACCGCCACCGCGGTGGTTGCGGTTGCACGGATGGCCGGAGTGGAGCTGGCGCCGGAGGTGGCCGGGCTGATCGTGCTGGTCGCGGCATCACTGTCGACCTACCTGGCGCCGGCGAACGAGGCGCCGCTGCCGACCGGGCAGGAGGCGCCACGGTGAGGTGGTCGCCGGACCGGATCATCCTGTACATCGTCATACCGGTGATCTTCGTGGGCGGGATGATCCTCATCGGGCTGCGGAACGGGTGGACATGATGGGCTCGGCGACCCGCCAGCGGGTGAGCCGACCGTGATGGGGCGCGTAATGCTGCACTACCCGGAGGCCGACCTGGGCGGGATCCGCCGCACCCTGGTCCCGGGTCTGCGATTCTGCGACGACTGCCACCGGCTCAGCGGCCGGACCGCGCGGGGCCTGTGCCACATGTGCTACGCCCGGCACCGGCGGGCCGGCACCCTGGCCCGGTTCCCGCGCAGGCCACGCACTCCGCCTTCAGGTACGTGAGCGGCTGAGCAGGGCCGGAGGGAAGGCCGACCGAGGTCGACCTGGTCGCAGCTACCGGTAGGTCCGCAACGGAGCCCTCCGGCCCTACCCGGGCACCGTAGCACCCGGGCACCGGCGGTGGGGGTCAGCAGCTCACGAGCCGGTCTCCAGCTCGGTGAACCGGTCTCGCAGGTCGGCCCTCTGGTCGTCTTCCTCGGTGACCAGCAGCTCCAGCGCATCGGCATCGATTGACCGGTCGATCACCTCCACCACCATGTCCCGCAGCGCTACCGGATCCAGCGCTTCGGTCTCGACCTTCTGAACCTGGTCGAGGAGGTCCAGGTTCCGGGTCCACAGGTCGGCGCCCGAGGTGACGTACCGGTCAATGCGGTGCTGGTCGGTCTCGGTCTCCACCAGCTCACGGGCCTGCCCCGGGGTCAGCGCCAGGTGTCGGAACGAGGCCGACGGCCCGCCATCGAGCAGATCCAACATGGTGGTGTCCTGGTAGGCAATGGTCCTGTCGTTCCCGGCGGTGCCGTACAGGAACGCCGAGAGGTGTTCGAGGTGCGGCCGGAGCACGTTGCGGATGCCCGCCTGGTCGAAGTCGCAGATCCCGAGGATCAGGGTGGACTGCTCGACCTCGACCGCCCGGACTACCGCCCGGGCGGCTACCTTGTGGGCGAGGTTCGGCCCGCAGGATCCGCCGCCCGAGTAGACCGTCACCCCCCGTTCCGCGCCAAGGCGTCGGATCAGCCCGAGAGTCTCGCGTGCCTCGGCGTACACCTCCAGCACCAGAGGCTGGCCGGTGCGCCGGTCACGCCGAAACAGTGTGTGGGCCTGCCGGATAAACTCGTCCGGGCTGTCCCACCCGTCCGCCACGTACGTGACCGCGGAGGCGTCGGCGACCCACGACCAGGACAGCCGGCCATCCTGCTGGAGCCTCTTGACGACCTCGCCGATGGCGGGGAAGTCCCGTTTGGTGTACTCGCCCACGTACAGCTCCTTCAGGCGGTAGCCGCAGGTCCGCGGGCCGAGCGGCAGGGCGTCGGCCGCGTGCATCCGCTCGAACAGGTCGAGCACCCGGGAGACAGTCAGTTGCGTTTTGGTATGTGGTCGGTACGGCACCAGGCCCTTTGGTCGATCGGTTGAGTGGGGAGTGACCGTAGAGAGCGGGATCGGCGCGGCTTCATGCATGGTCAGTCTCCGGCTCCGGGGGCGGTTTGGTGTCAACCGCCAGTTGACGATGAAACCGCTGCTGGGCGGCTTGGCGGGTGATACCCAGGGCGCGCCCGATGTCCGCCCAGCTGTAGCCGTGGGTGGTGCGCAGCCGGTCAACCGTCTCACCCAGCAGCTGCTCGACCAGGTCGGGCAGGCTGGCCAGGCTGGCGAGCATCTCTACGTCGCAGTCGCCGACCCGGGTCCCCAGCGCTCGCAGGATCCGGTGGATGAAGGCGACATACTCCTCGGTTTCTACGTACCGCCGCTCGCGCCTAGCCATCGGAGGGCACCGGCTGGTCGCCGCTGTCCGACAGGGTGTCTACGACCAGCTCCCGCTGCCCGGCGGTGAGCGTGCCGACGTGTGACCACATGGTCAGCAGCGCCGAGGCCTGCTCCCTGCTCATCCCGGCGTCGGGGCCGAAGTGCGACAGCGCGACCACCGCGCGCTGAACCGGGTCGGTGACGAGTTTCTCTGCGCCATGGCGCACAGAAATTCCGCCGCGGGCGACCCGTACCGCCTCCACGATCGCGGCCGCCACCGCGGTGGCGGTGGCCGGCTCCATACAGTCGGCGCCGTCCGCGTTGACCACCACCGGCTGCCGCTCCCCGCTGTCCAGGTCGTCAACCACGGTCAGGCAGACGTGGACCTGCTTGTCGACCCCCGCGCCCGGGTTGGGGATCACCGCCACGTCGCAGCTGTGGATCCGCTCGGCGTAGACGGTGAACCCGTCCTCGCTCACGTACCGGGACTGCCAGTCGGACGCGGCATGGTCGGTGGTGCACCAGCTGGGGCAGCCCAGCGGCGGCGTGGTCGGGATCGGCTCGGTCATGACCCACCCCCGCCGGCGTCGTCGTCCTCGTGCCGGGGACCGGTCCACGGCCGGCCGGAGCCCTGCGGCCCGTCCGGTTCGTCCCGGTCGTACACGTGGCTACCGCCGCCGGTGGCCTGGCGGGCTGCCGCGTGCAGCCTGGCCACCACCAGCTCGGCGACCTGCTCGGCGATCCGGTCGAGGGGCACCTCGATCGTGAACGCGCCGGTAATCTGTGCCACAGGGACCTCCTAGTGGTCCTCAGGCCCCGGGGCTCCGGTGCTCACTACACCGGCCGGGGCCGCTATTCACCCGGACCGGACGGCCCGGGGAAGTCTTCACGGGTGCGAGCAGACCGCGACCGGGCCGGCCGCCTCGGCGACCACCACACCGTCAATCACGATCCGGCACGACCCGGTCGCCTCGATCACCAGCGTCCCGATCCCCAGCCACCCACCCGGCAGCGTGTTCGTGTCCACCGGGTAGCGGGCGCCCCGGTGCTCCAGCCAGGCTGCGGCGCTGCCGGTGGAGATCAGCTGAAACTCCAACCAGCCGCGGGCCGGCGGCGGCTGGGTGGCTGGGCCGGCCACCGCGCCAGCTAGCATGATGGCGGTCAGGGACACCAGGACGATCAGTCTGCGGATCATAGTTGATACTCCTCCATCACAGTCGATGGTCCGAGCGGATAAAACCAGCCTCGACCGGGCCGAAAACCCCCGTCAGCACTGCGTACGCCGGCTCAGACTTCCTAAACCGCGTGTCGCAGGTTCGATTCCTGCCGGGGCCACTGACCAGCCGAAACAGCCCGTCTGCTCGTCCCACCCGGTCAGCATAGCCTGAGCACAGCGCATAAGCTAGCCGGCATGGGAGACGACTTCGAGTTACTGGCCGCCAGCTTCCGGCGGGAGCTGCGCATCCGCAACCGCACCGAGGCGACCACCCGTGCCTACATGGAGAGCGTCGACCGGTTCGCGCTCTGGTGCCGGAGCGAGGGCATCGGCTCGGTGACCGCGGTGACCCGCCACCACGTCCGCCAGTGGCTGGCCGTCGAGCTGGACCGGGTCTCGGCGCAGACCGTGGTGCGGCACTACTCCGGGGTCCGCCAGTGGCTGGCGTGGCTGCACGCGGAGGAGGAGATCCCCACCAACCCGGCAGCCGGCATCCGCCAGCCGGCCGTACCGGAGAAGCTGGTGGACGTTCCCACCCCGGAGACGATCCGGGCGCTGCTGCGCTGCTGCGAGGGCAAGGGGTACGACCAGCGGCGCGACAGCGCCATCCTGTACGTACTGGCCGATGCCGGGCTGCGCTGCTCGGAGCTGGTCGGCATGGGCCTGGAGGACCTGAACCTTGACGATCAGGTGGTGCTCGTGCTGGGCAAGGGCCGCCGGCCGAGGGGTGTGCCGATCGGCAGGAAGGCGGCCGCCGCAGCCGACCGGTACCTACGCTCGCGCGCGCGGCACCCCCGGGCGGGCCTGGACGCGCTGTGGCTCGGCCTGGCCGGTCCGCTCACCACCTCCGGGGTCCGGCAGATCCTGATCCGCCGGTCCCGGCAGGCCGGGGTGGTACCGGCGCTGCACCCGCACCAGCTCCGCCACTACATGGCCGATGCCTGGCTACGCGGCGGCGGCGGCGAGGGGGATCTGATGCGGCTGACCGGCTGGCGCAGCCGCCAAATGCTCGATCGCTATGCGGCGGCGCTGGGTGCGTCCCGGGCGCGAGAGGCACACCGGAACTACTCGCCTGGGGACCGGTTATAGCACGTTTGTCTGTGACTGCCGCCACAGGGTGTGGCGGCAGTCACAGTTTTTTGGGAGTTTCGAGCAAGGTCCAACCAGGCGGTATCCACCAGCGTGGATAAAGGGCGTCGGCTGACCTGCGGACAAGCTGGTAGCGAATCTTACGTCGGTGTGCTTTCGCAGGTCAGAGGGATGTTTGACACGGGACAGCGCACGCGTAAGCTTCTCCAGAGCCTCACATGAGGCACCCCGGCACGCGGCCGACCTGCAAAAGAAGACCGCGCACCGGGGCCTGTAGACCGATCCCGTTAGGGTCCGGACTGCGCAGACGTTACACGTGCACGGATGGCGTGACAAGAGCGCAGCACCGCCGTAGCGGGTATCTGACCCGCTACGGAGAGACGATGCGGAACCTCCCCCCGCCCGCGATTCGTGTCATGGTCGCCGGCCTGGCCGCGGACGAGAAATGGGCACGGCTGACCCCCGCCGAACGGCGCGCGGCCACCGCCGAGGCCCGGAAGGCGGCCGAAGACCGGTACCTCGCCAAGGCGAGGGAGCTACACCCCGACGCCGGCCCCGCGTTCCTGGCCAGGGTCGCCACCAACCTGCGCTCCGCCCACTACCGGCGCATGGCGCTCAACTCGGCCAAGACGCGCGCCAAGACCGCCAAGCGGGTGGAGGCGAAGACATGAACGCCGGCCGGGTGGCTCCGGCCGGCGGTGGCGAGCCAGACGACGGCTCGACCGTCACTGTACCGACCATCACCGACAGCCTGATCCACGGCACCGCCGCCGAGCGAGCCAGCCGCGGCCGGGCGATCGCCGCCGGCAAGCCCTGGTTTTCGCATCTCCAGTGCAAGATCTGCGCCGGCGCGCTGGAGCGTGCCGGATGAAGCTCACCGACCTGCACCCGCCGTACGGCACCATCGTGGCGGATCCGCCGTGGGCGCTCCCGCACGCAGCGGCCACCAAAGCGAACGCTGGCAGGTTCTACCAGACCATGCCGCTGGCCGAGATCCTCGACATGCCGGTGGAGTCGCTGGCCGCACCCGACGCGCACCTGTGGCTCTGGGCGATCAACTCGATGGTTGAGGAGGCGCACCAGGTCGCCCGGGCCTGGGGGTTCCGGCCGGTCACCATGCTCACCTGGTGCAAGCCGCAGCCCGGGGTGGGGCACTACCTGCGGAACAACACGGAGCACGCGATCCTCGCCACCCGCGGGCGGCCGGTCACACCGGCGCACAAGCCCATCTCCACCTGGTACGAGTGGCCACGCGGGCGGCACTCCGCCAAGCCGGCGCACTTCATGCGGCTGGTCGAGCAGGTCTCACCCGGGCCGTACGTGGAGCTGTTCGCACGCACCCCCGGGTTCGGGTGGAGCGCATGGGGCAACCAGGTTCCGACCGAGCCAGCCGACGGGGAGCTGTTCGCGTGCGTCGACGGCCGGTGGTCGCTGGCGGCTGCGCCATGAGTAGCCGACCGAACTACAAGGTCTCCAGCGCAGCTCTGGCACAGATGCTGGCCGTGAGCCAGCGGACGATACAGCGGTGGAACAAGCGCGACGGGTACGGCCGACCCTCCGATGACGATCGGCTGCTACTGGTATCCGCAGTGCACGCCCGCCGCCACGAGGGCATGTCGGTGCGGCAGATCGTGGCCTGGCTGGTCGACCACGGCTACGGCCGGTCGGTCGGCTGGGTCCATCTGGCCCTGCACAACTACAGCTGTTCTAGCTGTTCAGTCGCGCCAGATGTCGTAAGTGAACGGCAAGAACAGCAGGATGGCACTGTTCAGTCGCGACACGTGTCGCAAGTGAACGGCGCCGCGCCATGAGCGCGGGAAGCGTTACGCATGCCGTATCGGGGAAATCCCCGATCCCGACACCCGTAACGTGCGGACACTGCGGGCAGCCGGTGGCCGACCTCTACCGCTGGCAATCCCAGTACATGAGGATCAACGAAGGGTTCAAGCTGCTGCTGCTCTGCCAGACCTGCGCCACCGCACACTACAAGAGCAGTTACGGCTGGAGGTCCAGCCGTTGCGTCGGGTGCGGCCGGACAGTCCACTACAGCCACACGCGGTGGGGCCGGCGGTACTGCACTCAGCGCTGCCGGCAGGCAGAGACGGCGCGCTTTCGCATCCGATCCAGCCGCCGCGTCCGGCCCTGCGAGCACTGCGGCGACCCGTTCACCCCGCCACGCTCCGATGGCCGCTACTGCTCGCCAGCGTGCCGGCAGCGGGCGTACCGGCGCCGGTTGGGGGTGACGGGATGAGCGAGACCACCAATGCGGCCATGGCGCGGACCTACGCACACGCAGAGTGGAAGGTGTTCCCCGTCTGGTGGGTCGAGGCCGGAATCTGCGCCTGTCACGCTGGGCCGGCCTGCAAATCGCCAGGGAAACACCCCCTGCACCCACCGGCGCACCCGGCCGACTCCCCGGAACGGGCAACCTGCCGCGGCCAATGCGGACGGCTCGGCCACGGCCTGTACGACGCCACCAGCGACCCGGACACCCTCGCCAACTGGTGGACCCGCCACCCGCTGGCGCACATCGGGCTACCGGCCGACGGCAACGGGCTCGCGGTGCTCGACGTGGACCCCCGCCACGGCGGTGACCAGTCCTGGGCGCGGCTCCGCGGCTACATGCTCGGCAAGGGTGTCGACCTGGCCAGCACCCTCCGGCAGCGCACCGGATCCGGTGGCATGCACTACCTGTACGCCGCCCCCGACGGTGGGGTGAAAGGCGGCGCAGACTGCTTCGGCCCCGACATGCTCGGCCTGGACGTGCGCGGCCGCGGGCACTACGTAGTGGCCGCCCCGTCCGGGCACGCCAGCGGCGGCACCTACGAGTGGGTCAACTTCTTCGACCAGCCCGCCCCGTGGCACCCGCTGCTGACCCGGCTGACCGAGCCTGTCCGGCCCAAGCCGAAGGAATACACCGGGCCGCGGCGACCCCCCAGCGACAGGTACGCCGCCGCCGCGCTGGAGAAAGAGACCGCCGCGGTCGCCGCCGCCCGCGAGCCGGGCCGCAACGACCAGCTCAACCGGTCCGCGTTCAGCCTCGGTCAACTAGTCGGCGCCGGGCTCCTCGAGGAGCACACCGTCCGGCTAGAACTACACCGCGCTGCCGCCGCCACCGGGCTCGGCGAAACCGAGACGATCAAAACCATCCTGTCGGGCCTCCGCAACGGTATGGCCGAACCGCGGGAGGCGCCGAAGTGACCGACCCGGCAGACAGCTTCCAGGCCCGGGCCGAGCGGGTCGACCAGGACGACGCCCCCGCGCCGCTGCAGTTCTTCAGCATGAAGGAGCTACGCGCGCGAGTCGACGCCGCCGGCCCCCGCCGGTTCCTGCTACGCGGCTACTGGCCCGCCGGCGACTACGGCGTCCACGCCGGCGACGCCAAGGCACAGAAGTCGTGGAACACGGTCGACGCCATGGTGTCGATCGCCGCCGGCCAGCCGTGGCTCGGCGCCATCCCGGTCGACCTGGCCGGTCCGGTCCTGTGGTTCGCAGGTGAAGGTGGAGAAGCCGACCTACTGCGCCGCATCGACGCCGTCTGCGCCAGCCGCGACCTGGTCGCCGACGACCTGCCGATCACGATCTGCGCCCGGGTGCCGCACCTGGCCGACGCCGTACATCTCGCGCTGATGGCCGAGCAGCTGGGCAAGCTCCGGCCGGTCATGAGCGCGCTCGACCCGCTGTACCTGGCCGCGCGCGGCGCCAAGGGCAGCGACCTGTACGCCATGGGCGGCATGCTCGAAGCCGCCCAGCACCTGTGCCAGGCCGCCACGTCGGGGCTGTGGCTGGTCCACCACCAGAATCGGAAGGAAGGCCGCGGCGCGTCGCGGATCAGCGGCGCGGGTCCGGCCGAGTGGGGACGGGTGCTGATCTCCGCCCACGTGGTCAGCCGGCGGGTCGACCCGGAGACCCGGGAGACCACCGTCATCACCGAGTTGGACGCGATCGGCGGCAGCATCCCCGGTGGCCGGCTGCGGGTGGTGCGGCGAATCCACGCCGACGACCCGGTCGACCTCAACTCGCCGCTGCGCTACGCAGTGGAGGCCACCGAGGTTGAGGACGGTGGCGACGACACGGACGGCCCGGAGCGGCTCCGGCCGGCCGTCCGGAAGATCCTGGCGGTCCTGACCGAAGCCGGCGGACCACTGTCCGTGCAGACCATCGGCGACGCCATCGCATCGAAGTACGGCCATGGGCTGACGCGCCCGACCATCTCGAAAGGGTGTGCCGATCTTGTCTCGCGCGGGCTGGTCGACGAGTTTGACCAGGGTCAGCACGGAACCAAGTTCTGGCGGGTGACGCAACAGTGAATCTATGCAGGTCACAGATGGTGTGCCGTGTGCGGCACATGTGCCGGCACACCACCCCTTCTAGTGGGGGTGCGGGGTGTGCCGTGCCGTTCCCGTTCCTTAAGGAACGGCACACCCGGCACACCCCAGAAGGCACACCATGAGCGTCAATATAAGCCCGGACGCGCTGACCGCCGAGCTGGCCCGGATCGCCGAGCGCCGGACCGCCCGGATCCAGGCCCTGCGGGACGCCCAGCTCGACCACACCCGCCGGCGCCGGCACGGGCTCGCCGCCCGCCACGCCCGCCGGCTACGACAGACTTCCGCCGCACTGAGCGGCGGGGAACCGGAGAAGAACAATGAGTGACACCAGCCCACTCCTGGACTGGGGCGACCGGCGCCACTGGGGTGGGAAGCCGCTCCCGTGCCGGCTGTGCAGGAAGCCCGCGCTACTACGCGACGACGACGGGCGACCCTGCCACAAGATCTGTGCTGAAGGTCGCCCCAACCCGGTGTATGCACAACCGGTCGCGGAACCGCCGGCTGCACGGACCGGTGAGACCGGGGGCTCGCCCGGCATCCCGTGCTGCGGCCAGCGAGCACCCGGTAAAGCAGGTGAGCCTCTGATACTGGCATGCCAGCTCTGCACACATTCGCCGACGTACTGGCGCACCACCCACAAAGCTACCGCCGGACCGACCGCGACGCGCTGCCCGCTGCGGAGTCGCAAAGCCAAGACTTCCGCCGCACCGAGCGGCGGGGAAAGGAAAGGATCATGAAAGAGAGCACGCCCACGCTGCTCAAGCTGCTGGGAGAGATCGCCGACGAGTTGGCGCAGCGTACCGGAGGGAAGCTGCAAGTCACGGTGGCGACCACTGGGCGACCCGACGCGATCGGGTCGCCCGGGGAGGAGCACGAGCAGGCCGGCGGCGCCGCACTACTGGCCGACGCCATGGAGGCCAGCGGCGCGCGCAACTTCGGGGAGCTGGCCACCCAGATGCGGGAGGCGGGCGTGACGGACCTGCGCGAGTGGATCGACTCCAGCCGGGCCATCGCCGACGCCCGGGAGGTCATCGCCGACCAGGTGGACGAGTCCCGCGAGTACCAGGTAAACCCACGGCAAGGAAGGAAGATCATCGCATGAGCGACACGGGACCCGCCCTGGTTGACGTCTACCGAGACGCCTACCTGAGCATCCGCGCCAAGTACGGGCACCCGGACCCGCCGATCCAGGTCCGGCCGCATTACACGTACTGCGAGGCGCTACCGCCGAAGCAGTGGAACCAGGCTACGTACGCGGCGTACTTCGACGAGGTGATGCGGCTGGCCCGCTGGTACAGGGCGGCGCGCGAGTACGCCTGCATCAAGCGCAAGCGTCCGGAGGATCGGGCGACCTACCTCGCGGTCTGTGACCGGGAGGCCGTCGCTGGCCACGGTATGCGGTTCGCTGGCGAACCTGAGCCTGCACTGTTCTGACCAAACCGCCGGCCCGGGCGCACCAAGCTCGCCCGGGCCGGCACCCAACCCTAAGGAGGAGATCATGACCACCACCGCAACCCCTACCGAGCCGAGCCTGGGCATCCTTCAGCGCGCCCGGGCCGAAGCACTCCGCGAGGCCCGGACCGTCCTGGCCGTCCGCGGCCCGCTGACAACCGGGCCGGTCGACCCGGTCGACCTGGTGACGGTCGCCCAGTGGATCCTCGATGGCCAGGACCCGTGGCCACCGCGCACCCCGTCTCGCGACCTTGAGCAGGCGGCATGGCGCAAGCTGATCGAGCAGGGGCTGGCCACCGGGCAGCTCGTGAAGGTCAGCGACGAGTACGGCGGCACCTACCGCAAGTTGAGAGATGCCACCCCGCGCGGGTGGTGGGCCCGCGCCAGCGGGCGCAAGGAGGCCGACAATGCGTAGACGGAACGTACTGCTGCTCGCGCTCGCCGCGCTCATCGCGGCCGGCTGCGCCGAGGCCAGCTCCGAGGTCAACACCCCGGACGCGTGGGACAGCGTGCAGGCCGACCCGGCGCTGATCGACGGCGCCGAGCGGGCGCTGGCCGCCGCGCCACCACCGGTCGAGGGCTGGCAGGTCGGTGTGGTGCTCGCCGAGCAGGCCGACGAGTGGGCCATAACCGCGCTGACCACGGACGGCGTGGTCTACCTGGACAACCGTGCCGGCGGTGACTGCGACTGGGAACCGGACGAACGGTTCGCCATCCTGATCGACCCAGGTGACCTGATCACCTGGTCGCTGTTGGGCGACGACAGCCACGTGTGCATCGATGAGCTGGAGGTGCTCGTGAAGGCGGCCGCCCGGCGCGGGGAGGCCGACGATGCCACCACGCAGGGGTAGCCCCCGCGGCAGCACCCGCGCCAGCCGCCGGATCCGCCTCCTGGTGCTGCGGCGGGACGGCTGGCGCTGCATGGTCCGGCTACCTGGGGTGTGTACCGCCCGGGCAACCGAAGCTCACCACCTGGACGGCTGGCAGCCCGGCGGCGACAACCCGGCCCGCATGGTCGCCAGCTGCCGGCCCTGCAATCAGCGGATCGGGGACCCCCGCCGGCACGACCCGCAACCCCGGCCGAGGACCAGGTGGTAGCCATGCGGGAGCGAGACTACGGGATCATTCTGTCCACGCTGATCGCCTGCACGGTGGTGCTGATGATCGCCGCCGCCACCACAGAGAACGGGACGGTGGCATGGGTCGCACTCATCGCAGCCGGCGGCACCATAGCCTTCATGATTGGGGCTGACCCCCGATGACGCAGGTCAGGCGCTCTACGCTGCGTTTCCGCAGGTCAAGGCACCATTTTTCCCAAAACGGACACCACCGGACAT